ATACCAGCAGAAAAATTAGTTATGGCGTATTCTGCTAGATTTTTTGAGGCATTATCCTCACCCTTCCATATTTCATAAGTAAAGTTACCAGCGTCCTTTACTTCATGAGTTTGCTCACCCCCCATAAGTTTTGCTGCTATACTTTCCTTGCTCTTTGGTACGCTAAGATTTGTCTGCGCTTGCCCTTCGCCGTAATCGTAAATATAGCCACCCCCCGCTTTTGGTTTACGACTTTTATATTTATGTCCCGGTCTTTCATCACCTAACGCTTTTTCCAGAGTATTGCCCATACTCGGCCCGTTAGCCGCTTCGCTCAAAACTCTGGAAATATCCAGGTGCATACGTTCCAGAGTTTTGTCATATTCTTCTTTGGTGATTTTATGGATGTCCCTTAACGCCCGATATTTCAACGCGGGTTCTTTTTTGGGCAACGCTTTTTCCAGAGATTCGGCTAACTCTGGACTGGTAGGGTACAACTCGCGGACAAGGGCTTTGATAAGCTCGTCACCTTTTTCGTTCAACTCTTGCGGAGTAGCCTCTAGCTGTACGCGCATGGAGCATCCCTTATACCGTGGGATTGCCCCAGAACAAATAGACACCAGTTAAGATGGTATCTTCACTCGTGTTCTCGACCGACACCCCGGTTATCTCAGCTTCCAAAAACAGCTTAGCCTTGGTGCCATCGGGAGCTTTACGCATTTGTATGGAATCGGGCGAACCGTTCAACCAAACCTTGGCGTCCTGGTCCACTTCCAGGTATAGCCCGCGCACTACAGTTACATCGCCAAATGATAGCGTTTCCAGAGTTTCGGGGTCTATGGAAAGTACAGAATTTGCTTGACCTGCAAAAGAGTCTGTTTGTACCGTAGCCAACGTTACGTCGTCTTTGAACAAGGCACGCTTCATGTTGGTGTCCAACGCGGCTTGTACTTGTACCGTGTGTTTCAATCGCATTAGCTGCTCCTACAAGCGTAAGCTTATCTTCACGTTGCCCTTTTTACTGGGTCGCAAACTACGCGCCATATCCTCTTCTTCTTCGGCTTGATCGTCTTCGTTATCTTGATCGTCAGCCTCTTGCTGGGCCAGCAATTGCTGGAAGTCAACTTGATCGCCCTGCCCATCGGCGCCCGGTTGTGCGTCGGCGCCCGGTGCGTTTGGATCTGGCTGACCCATGCCGGGCATACCACCTTGCGCTGCTTGGTCTTTGGCGTTCGAGAATTGTAACCAAGTCGAGTCAAGGATGCACTCGCCCTTGCCATCAGCCAAAGGCGGCAAGTTGTCTTCAGCACGTATCTCATCGATGGTGCGGATCGTCTTGACCAATTTGGTATTGAGGTCCGCGATCTCATCGCGAGTCTTGGCATCCAAACCCACAAACTTGAATTCAAAGTTTTCGTTAAGCGGCCAAATGATGTGGTGGTTTAATTGGCCTTCGATAAAGCGGAGTAGCGGACGTAAACCACGCTCTTTTGACTCGGTGATTTTTTCCTTGTTGTTGGATTCGTTCATCGCTGAACGTTGTCCCGTGTTACCGTATTTGAAATTTATTTCAGCGGGGTCGATTGTAAAAAGCGCGCATAAAATCTTCAGTAAGAAATCAGCGTACGCGCTGTACTCCATATCGCGGCTAGAATTCTGCATGTTAATCCATTGCAGCTCTTCCGCGTTGGTAATAGGAGTCCGGAAACTATTCTCGACTCCAGAGATCATCTGATACCAATGCCTACGAAACGCCTTCAATTGCCTCTCTGGAATCGCGCCTTTGAAATTCAAAATGCCCTTTTGGCTAGAGCCTTGCGTAAAGGCTTTCATGTTGTAATCATTCGCAAACAAAATGGCGGTAATCGTACTCATCGCCATTTCAAGCTCTGAAACACCGTAGCCAAACAGCCGAATATCTGTACGTGGATTGCGCACGCCAAAAGCCAGTTCGTTTTGGCTGTACTCAGAGATAATCATGCCATCGTAAATCTGGACATAGCGAACCGCTTCTAGATTATCCTCATTCAGATAGGTGCTAGCCGTGTCCGCAAGCCTAATTGTACTAGCGTCTACCGCGTACCATTCAGCGGGTTCGCCTCTACGGTTAGGTACGATTTCAAAACAAGCTTGATCCAGGTGCAGACTGTCAAACATGAGCTTACGCACAAACTTTTCAAACGTATCCCTGCCACGTGGATTATCCGTAACCCCTGTGCGCAGAACCATAGTCTCCGCTTGTTGAATCCATTTGCGTTCTGCCTCGGTGGGCTCTTTGCGCGAGTCACGAACCTTGATCCTAAACCCCATTTCATACCGATCACGGCTTGGCTGACAAAAAGAAGCTAGCTGTTGAATGCGCGTCTGTATGATCGCATGCACCGCGGGCGTCTTGTAGACCATACTCTTAAGCGTACCGTAGCTAATAGCGCTAGGCCGTTCCTTGTACCCAAGCTGTTCGATGATCGCGAACGGATCCCAAAACAGCGTCTTGGGGTCTACCGCCGCCGCTTCATCGGGTACTGGATTGTCTAAAGCAGTATCAGGATGATCCCCACCCGGTGCGTCGTCTTGATCGTCGTCCCCGTAATTACCGGGAGCGCCAGCTTTCATCATGGCGTGTGCATCGCCTTCAGCAAAGCTTGTTAACGCACCGCCCGTAGCGCCCGCTAGGTTGCGTGCTACATTTCTGAGCCGGTCTTGCCAACCCATGGATTACCTCTGTCTGAAAAGCACCGGGCTCGGTCCAGGGATATATTCGTCAGCCTCTACGCGAGCAGGACGGATAAGCGGGCTACTCTTCTCAAGGATAACCGCGTCACCTCCACCCATGTACCCACTTCTCGGTAGCATACGGCTCTTAGTAATCCCTTCGCCGCAACTTGGGCAAGAGGTCAACATAGCCGGATATTTGCAACCGCAATTCTCAGACTTGCAAAGCACGGTTTGCCTAAGCATCGAACCCGGTTGCGCCAACGTCGGGCTTGCCCCGTAGTAGAAGTCACTCTTCAACAAAGCTTCCGCTTCCGCGTCAGTATTTCCGTGGATAGTTTGATTCGATAGTGGATGCACGAACCCAACTTGCACATCGTTGCTCTTAGTCAGCTCGGCCACCTTTTGCGCATGCTCTCGCGCCACCATCTGCCGCTGACCAGCAGGTGTTAAGCTCTTTTGCCCTTCAGGTATAGCATCCTCTATAGCGCTTTCACCGTCTGTCATTTGCTTAGCAGGATCACGGTCATCGCCTAGCGTTTCTTGCTGACCTTCAGGTACGCCCGTAAGCTGACCTTGTTTATCTTGACCTTCGCCCGCACCCGACGCATTACCAGCAACGCTACCATGCTCGGTTAAATCGCCGCCGTTAGCCGACTCACCTAAAGTTTGTTCGTTAGGCTTGTCGATATCATCCCAGTCATTTTGACTTGGCATACCGTCTGATTTTTTAAGATACTCACCTAGTTCATTTAATCCTGATTTTTGCATCGCTGCCTCCTCTGACCAACCCCCACGGCCTTTTAAATGATTTTCCACATCGGGCCAAGTGATCTTCTTACGTCCCCCAGCATGCCCATGTTTGCTATTTGCTATATTCTCCATTAACCCACGCCCTGCAACCGACCCCAATTTTTTAGAAGTATTATAGTTTTCATTAAAACTAGCATCTTCTTTATGCGCATTATGCGCGACAAAAGCCTCTTTTACTTGCTTGTGACTTTCGTAAATAGGGTTACCATCGCGACCATGCCCTATAACGTGACCGCCCCTTGATCCTTCGCCCTCGCTCTTTTGTAATTGTTTACCAGCCATAGCGTAAATCCTTTCCTCTAAATCGTCTACTTCCATCCCTAGTTTACCTGCTAATGCGTGTACTTCGCTATCATCAGGCTTAGGGTTGCTTTGTAAGAAACTGTTAATTTCACTATCAATAGATTTTTCCATCTTAGCTAACTTAGTATAGTAATGCGGATCTTCCATCAAATGGTCTTTGGAAATTTCCTTAGCCACTTTCTTATTATCCGTATGCTCCATTTCGACTTTAATTCCTTGCGCTAAAGCGTTAGCATCAAAATCACTATCAGGTTTACCTTCAGCTAACCCACCAGGAATTTGCTCTGCCGATTTGCGTAGGTAATCGCCTAGCTCAGAGATTCCAGACATAGAACGCTTGAAGAGATCGCCTTGGGCTGGTTTGGGGGATTTCTTTGCGCCGGCATGTTCTTCAACCACGGTACGCCCACCCGGGAATCTAGCACGCCAATCTGCGGCATGCTTCTTAGCCTCTACTTGCGTCTTAAATCCGTGCATAGAGCCGGGACCTGTGCTCACAGGTCCAATTTCATTTGGTGTTCGCTTATGCACCGAAAATGTACCGGCTTCTTGCGCCTGCGCTTTCAAACCCGCGGCATACTGGGAAACCTCCCCAGCTACCCCAGCCAAAGCGGCAGTTCGTACATCGTAACCATGCTTCCCCACAATCCCCTTTAATTTATCCAAATGTCTTTGGTGCTTCTCTTGAAGAGTTTGCCCAATACCTCCCACGCCCTTACCCGCGTGAATAGCACTCGCAAAATCCTGACCAGATCGGACAGCGGCCTGGTGTGCTTGCAAATATGTTTGCTTATGCATCAAGTCTTTCAGGGGGCCATGCGTACCATGAAGTAATTCAGTTGTTATCCCGCCACCCGCCGCCGCGGGTTTCTCTGTTTGGGCTTGTTTAGCTTTTGCCTCTTCACGCATAAGCCTATGACGTAAAACCATTTTAGCTGTGGGATCTACTTCCGCCCGTTCCTTCAGCTTAGCCGTATCCATTTCTTTGTATTCGTCTTTGGCAGTGCCTACTTGGGGTTTCTCCACATGCCCCTTCCAACCAGCGTATTGCTGTTTGGCGCGTTCTGCAATGCTAGGCATATCTTCGCCTGGCCTTGCGGCTTGGCCTCGCGTCTTCAAATCTTCCTGCACGCCCATGTCTTTTTCGTGGCGAATAGCTTCCATTTGCCGCTGAGTCGCAAAATTCTTGTGTGCTGCTTTTTCTTTGGGATCGTCCGTTTCGTTAGCGAATTTCATCCCCAAATGATAATCCGCCATCGCATGGTGATGTTGCGCTTTAGAAGACGCTGCTAGCACTTCAGGGTCAGAACGCTTCTTACCGTCCAAAGTTAAACGCTGCCAATCGGTATGCGCTTGTTGGGCTTGTGCTTGGTGTGCTTCAGCCGCTTTCCCATGATCAGCGGGTTTCTTATCTTCGGGATGTTGTAATTCCCAAGTAGCGTCAGCCTCTTGATCCATACGCTCTTTTTCTTCAGGGGTTACGTCCTTACCGTAAACTTCTTTGTCCGTATGTTTGCTGCCACGTTCATTGGCCGATTGCGCTTCCCTACGGAGAGCTTCCTGTTTAAGCGGTTCCAATTCCGCCATAATTTTTTGGTATTTGCCGGGATCTACGATATTGAAATCGTCGCTATGTGGAAAAGGCACGCGATGTTTGTCAGCCGCATCGCCCAGTTTCTTTATCTTCGCCCAAAGCGCTTCATGCGATAAACTCTTCGGTCCTTCAGGTGGCTCTTTGCCCCCACCACCGGCTGCTTGTTGCGCCGCTGTCGCCCATTTACTCGCTTCAATTTTAGCACCACCAACCGGGCCAGTTTTTCCGCCAACCCTATGTGCCGCGTTAAATTCTTTTGTCGCAGCCGCAAAATGGGGATTTGCTTCTTTGCCCGCTCCCGCAGCCGCATGCCCGCGTCCCTCTAGCATATGCTCATGTCCCGCGGACATATGCTCGTGGTAGCGAACCATATCGGAATTAGGTTGAAATTGCGCCACATTATGCGCTGAATTAGCGTGGTATTCCGCTTCGGAACGATGTTGCTCTGATTGCGAGGAATTGTCTCCCTGCCCACTCATCGCATACGTATATTTGTAATAGCCCGGCGCCCCCTCCCGCTTGATATACTTATGCCCCTCGCGCTCCCCGCCCATCGCCTTTTCCAAATAGTCCCCCAAGCTATCCAAACCGCTCTTCTGGAATTGTGGGGGCATAGGCTTCTTAGGCGGTACACCCGGTTGGCCGGCTGCCGGCATAGGCTGCCCCGGCATACCCGGCTTTTGCATTTGCATTGCCTGAGGTGGCTGCATACCCTGCCCCGGCTTACCAGGCATCATAGGCGGCTTGCCTACCATACCCCTAGCCGTAGGCGCCCCTTCGTTAGGTGGCATATTCTCGGGAGCCTGATTAGGTGCTGATAGCGATACAGGCACCTTAGCTCCCGGCGCCGGTTGCCTTGGTAACTGTTGACCGGGATTGCCGGGATGACCAGCTACACCAGCCAACGCTGAACCGCTAGGCGCCCCTTGAACGGGCGTTTGACCGGGAATAGGCATAGGAGGCTTGCCCGCCATTGGCGGTGCGTTAGGGGTCATCCCAGGCCCCCCAGACATCGAATTTGGGGGCATATTACCAGCGGGACCGGAATTGCCCCCTTTCAACTCAACCTGCTTAGCCTTCCAATGCTCGTGTGCTCCCTCGCCTTGTGTGGCAGATTCAGCATGAGCTTGCTGCCTACTGGCAGCATGTTGCTGGGCCTCGGGCCCAAGTTTGGGATTGCCCGCATGTTGAGCGAAATACTTGCTGACCTCTTGGTGTCCTTGCGCCGTCAGATATCCGTTGGCGTCAATGAACCCAGCGTCCAGCAATTCTTGTTGTGTACCTGGATGTAAAGAACGAAAGCCCTTTTCGCCTAGGTGGCTAATCTTAGACAAAGCCGCGTCTAGATTAGCCGAGCTTTCATGGATCGACGGTGGGGGCAGTTTGGCGGGCGCACCTTTGCTTTCAACTTTACCTGGACCTGCCATAGCTTCACCCGGTTCCGCACTAGGCTCTTCATCGTCTTTATCGGTCGATGTAAACGGTAGCGAAGGGTTAGCCTTGCTCAAATAGTCTTCAACCAAATCATCTGTACTTCGGTGCATAGTGCTACCCTCGGAGCTGCAATAGCCCTTTTTTGAAAGTCATCGAACCACCTTGGGCACAAGTCTTATTGAGCGCTTGAGCTACCAGCGGTTGGCCGTAGGTCTTAATCACGTCTGAAAGCTTATCGAGCGAAAGGCCCTCTGGGCCGGCGTTGCCCAGTCTATGGCTGACTACGCGGATAACCCGTGCAAGACGTTCTTCAGGATCGCCTTGTTCGCCTTTATCTACAATAGCCCCTGTCTTTTCAGATTTACGCAAATTAAAAGGCTTTTTTGCCGCGGCCTCTTTATCCCAGCCAGTTTGCTGGTGCGAATACACATGCAACAAATGCTCCTTATGCTGTGGAGTACCAACGCCTTCTACTTTAGCAACTTTTTTTGCATGCTCTTGGTGCGCTGCCGACGCCTCGTGGTGCTCTTGTGCGGTCCAATCAGGTAACTGCTTAGCGTGTTGTCCGCTAGCGTAAATAGCATTGCCCCTCGACGTGCGACCAATAACTTGTCCCCCACGAGAACCTTCCCCCGTACTCTTACTCAATACGCCTTTTTGCAAAGAATGTGACACAAATTTAGTTTGTGGCAAATTACCAGCATCCCCAGGAATATGCCTTATTTCCCCCCTCCCCTCCCTCTCTAATTTCCTATTTGCAGACCTCTCTTCAGCCGAAGTACCTTTAACATAGGCTAGCGCAGTATGGACAATTGCCGCCGCATTATGCCCGTAGTAAGCTGTGCCAGCCTGCCTACCCACTGGGGTTTCATCCACATTTTTAAGATTCTTTTTTGCTAAATTTTCATGGAATTGCGCGGCCTCTTGATGATCTCGCGGCCCCCAGTTCTTTGTTTTTTCATCAATAGCATCGTAGTCACCGTGATGGTGCTCCTCATAAATGGCCTTTCCACCGCTAGTATGCCCAATTACATGACCCCCACGGCTACCTTCCCCACCTTCACCCTTACGCAATTCGTCAACCGTTACCACGCTAACCAGGCTCTTGCGCATATCACGATAGAAACTCAAAGCCTTAGCGAACAATACTCTACGCTTCTCGGGAGGCATTCGGTCTGCCAACATCTTGCCTACTATTTCATGGCGCACTACCAGCTCATTGCTCGAACCACGCGCCTTGTTCAACAGTTCTTTCCATTGCGCTTGCTGTACGGTGTCCAAGCCTAGACCATCTATCACCGCATCGGGCGTCATGTACGCGCCCGTAGGACTCATCATTTGTGCTAGCGTAGGCTCTGAAGGCATTTGCTTGGTGTAACGTAGCAGGTCGATATTCTCTTTTGACGGCACTTGCCCCGGCCATTTGGTGAGTATGAATTGCGGGCTCAATTGCGCGGTAGTGCTTTTCTGCAAATCATTGGCGACCAACTTCAGGCCCTTGCTCATGCTCTTGCCGCTCATCTTCTGGAATATGCCCATGATGTACGGCCAATCTTTTGCGTGCCCTTGCTTAGCAGCTAGTGTTTTCGCCTTGCTCCAATGACGCTCATCTTCCGAATCTTTCACTACGCCTACCGGCATGGCCTACTCCTATCAAATTCGGGTACGACGGTTACTAGGGAGGAGAGCGACCCCCGACCATTCGCCGCCGTACCCAACTTGTCACCAATAGTTGCGGATACGAGCAGCGCTTGGCGCACCGCCCAATAGCCTCCGCTGCTTTTCTTCATCGTCAATTTCCGCATCATCCACTAAATTACCTTTGCTTATCGGTCTTTCTGGAGCTTTTGGCTCGTCAAAATCATCCCCAAAAGGATTGCCTGCATCCTCGTCTATAAGATCGCCGCTGGCAAGAGGTACTGGCTTGGCGATCCCCAAAGCATTGTTAATCCGGGCTTCAATTTCCTCTTCAGGCGTTGCTTGTGTTTCGGTCCCTTCTGCATTCTCCTCTTGTAGCATTTTATCCAGACTTCCAGAAGTCCTTAGGTCGTCGCCGAAGTCAAAAGAGAACCCGCCCGCGCGGATAGCCTGGTCGGCGATCCACATACTAAAAACGGTGTCGTCATGTGCTCCCACACTTTTCAATTCCCCGTCTACCCAAGTGAATGCCCGCATTTCGTCTATCCAAAGGTTGGTCATTTCAATGCTGGCTTTGTCACCACGTGGTATTCTGAATTTCCCATTTTCCAGAAGTACGCGAAGACTAGGTACGCCTTTGTCCAGAGTATTTCGTTGAGCACCTGTTATGAATTTTTTGATCGGTAAGTCGGTAGTCCGTATCAGTTCATCCCCAAATATGCGCTGCATCTGATTTGATTCCAGAAAAATCAAAGCTGGATCGTACTTGTGGCCCAGCTCGTTAATCATACTCAATTGGGTTTGGTAAGGTAGCCCTTTACCGCGTTTCATATCTATCAACCAACGGTTGCCCCATTTGTCCACACCCAATACGGTAATCACGGTAAAATCAGCCGCCGCTGAACTGGACATAGCGAAGTCAACGCCCATGAAGATGGTAACCCCCAGCCGATCGTAAATGTCTTTCGACATACCCAACGTAAGTGTAAATACCTCAGTGGGCGCCCCTTTGAACAAATAGCCAGGGAAAAGGCTCATATCGTCTGACACAGGTTCCGCGAGAAATTCGCGTGTAAAGCGCAAAGAACCTATTTCGCGCTTCTTTGCTTCCAATTGTTCCAAACTGTAGCGACCTGGCCATAGAGCTTGTGGCGGTTCTCCGTGCAAAGCTGGGTATCTTCGGAACGTATACTCTTCATTTACTGCCAAATCAGCGTAGAGATCGTTTTCGCTGTACGGCGTCCCCGCGACGATGATTTGCCCCCCCGGAATACACATATTTGAAACGGCCATGTAGAAATAATCGATCTGTTTTTTGCGTATTACTTCGCTATAAGCGGTTTCATCATTGAGCCCATCGTCTACTACAATCCACGCAGGGTGGGCTCCGCGTACTCGTGTACCAAACCCGCGCGCATAAATGCGGTGCCCGTTATTGAGCTGAATAGCGGTACTAGACCATTTTTTACCCTTGCTACCTATCGTTGTGTCTGGCACGAGGTATTGCAGCTTGGGATTGGTCTCCAGCTCTTGCTTGATATCCCCAAGAATACGCGACGCTTGATCTTGAGTAGCTGAAAAAATAAAACCGCTACCACCACGTAGCTTGATCGCTTTCCAGATGGGGAAAGCAAAATCGAAGAAATATGTTTTACCGTGATCTCTGGGAGCAAGCACACAAATCCGATTCTTAGTCCTTACCAGCTCGCTCCACTCCAAATGGTGCGGACCTAACAAGAAATGTCCGTTGTACGGCAACTCGGGCGGGCCGCTCAAAATCTCATGCGCGAATAACGCACAATCTTGCATCACCGTGTCCAGCAAATACCCATCCCATTGTGGATCCCCTTGGGTAATCGTAACCCGCGCATCCTCGCGCAACTCTTCATCAGTCACTTTGAATTCGTTGTGTAGGAAACGATCGCCTAAACCGCGCGAGGCTTGCACGCTAGGTGCTTGTCGCTTAACCGGGGTACGCACTTTAACTGTTCCAGACATTTCGTGCGTACCTTCCCGCGAACAAGCTGGGTTGTCCAGAGTTATGAATGGAACTGTGCCCAACCCTCTGCATAATCCACGTTGTTATAGCTCTTGGTCGCCCGCCTAAACCCTTGCGGTACACCCATACGCTTAACAGGTTCCGGGGTTACCTGCTCACCGCACACGCATTCACGTTGGGCTGGACGATAAAGATGAACTACGCAACCGAAGCGATCGTCGAAGGCGCAATTACCGTATTCACTGACGCTTGCAGCCTTAATGCTTTTTTGATCGCTAGCACTATGGGCTCTATAGATTGGTTGTCTTCGTTCCAATTGACTCGCAATATCTGCATATGTCTCGACCATGCGTGCTTACCCGTTTCTATTTCATTCAGCAAACGGGCGTAAGCATCCCGTAAAGTCGTCAGGTAGTCCAGAGTTATTAGCTCTTCGGAAGGTCTGGCGCGTACCTTGATCCTACGCATAGCTGTCTCTGGAGTCACGTCCAGGTAAAGCAACATCGTCGGTTGCATATGCGGCACGCTCATGAATTCAGAGTACAGAGATTCATAGTTCTGCCATTCCAAAGAATGAATATTGCCGGCTTCGTGGTGCATTTTCGCGAATACCCGATCGCCTGGAAGGCCGCGGTCAAGAATCACGCCCTGGCTAGTACCTGCTTTGCATTCCAGCATAGCCAGTCGATGGATATCCCATCGACGCCTAAGCATTTCAATTTGAAACGAAAACGCAAAGCGCTTTGGGTCCGCGTAGAACAATTCCAGATAGCCTTTATCGGCTACAGGCTCTTGGAAAGCCCTGAACCCCAGTTCTTGAGCAAGTTGTGTAACCAACGTGCTTTTCCCCGCGGAAATAGCGCCTTCAACCCAGATATTCGGTTTGCGTTGCATGCTCTATTGCTCCCTTTGCTCGATGTTCGGTAATTCGATCACGGTAGGTACTTGCGTAGCCAATATACGCTCACGCAAATTCGTGTATGTTTCGTCGCTAATCTTGCTGAAACGCTTGGCTGCTTGAAGTACGCCTAACGATTCCCCACGCTTCATTAGCCAGTGGATAAACATCTGCCTAACCATGCGTACTGAGCCTGGATTGGCTCCGCTGTTCACCGTCACAATATCGCACTGGTGGCGTATGCTCTCTAACTCGGTGACAAGCAATAGCACCCAGTTCTTTGCTTGTTCTTCAGTTTCGATAGGTGGCCCCAGTACAGGCGGGTTTGAAAACATGATTGCTCCTATTTTGCTTTGCACAAACGATTCCAAGCAACTTGTAAATACTCAGGCGATTGCTCGATCCCAGTAAACGCAAAACCCTCTGCTTGACAAGCTAAACCTGTCGTGCCGCTGCCCATGAAGGGGTCAAGTACGTGGCCGTTAGTGGGTGTTACCAATTTGCATA